TGTTTCTTCGCTCCAACGGAGAATACTCCAGGAGCTACTTGTGAAGTTACAATGAAGTTCTCTAGTGAATAGGATCCGTTTGAATAGATTGAGTATTCTGTTCCGTGGATTGACTTGCGGTAAGCCTCTCGCATCCTATCTCTTAGGTTATCAGCCATCTTACGCATTGCATAATTAGATAGGAGCTGTACATCTCTTCCCCATTTTAATGGATCCAAGTTCTCACGAGTGACCCTTACTTTCATAAATTGTGGTGTAGCTACCATATGCTTACTCCGGAATTGGTACTAATCTGTACTCAAAATGGTTTGTTTGATAAGGGTTACCTGTTACGAGGCGATACAACTTTCCCCCCTCAGGGGTATAGTTTTTACGATACAGGCGAACTACCTGCGTTGGCTTTATTAAATTCTTCTCCTCTTCTGTCTTCCCGAACGTGTAGATCAGGACCATTAAGGAGTCTAGGGCATCTCTATCCCCGTACTCTGTTGGAGTAACTTGGGTTGACAGGAATCGACCTGTAGCTAGGTAGGAATAACATGGGAATGTTACGCCTGTAGCCACATAGTCTTCTTTATCTGTCTGGAATGGTGAGATATACCCCGCATCTGTTTGACGAGACTGTAGTTGTGTGACAATCTCTAGAACATCTGGGGTGAAGTGCCCCTGAGTCATTGTCAAACTATTGTTCTTCGGAAATGGCATCGTCCGTTACCTCCTCGGAAGCCACCTTAGCTTCCTCAGCTACCTTGGCTTTACGAGATGGTTTTGGTTCCTCATGCTTTTCCGCAAGGCTGATCTTTATTAGAGTTAGAGCACTTGCATCATCGGCATCGAAGATGTCCCCTACATTCTGACTGTAGGTTTTACCTTTAACACTGATGGAGAATGTTTTTACACATTTTAATTTCATATGAAACCTCCTTCTACCTACACACTATATGGCTTTACGCTTATATTGTGCGAGTATTCTTTCTTGTTGTTTATTCAATGAGAATTGAGTAGGCGCTCCCCACATGCGTTGTACATTACCTTCAGTTAAGGTAATCAAGCCTTGTGCTCGGTAGTTATCCGTAGCCTCAATAAACACTGACTTTACAATATCCATAACGAGGCCCTCGATGTCAGCCGGTAAATCACACGGTTCTTCTTCCGTAGCATCTTTTGGTAACACATAGCCTGCTTTGTATACTATTTTATGACTTCTAAGAGGATTGTATACATCTGAGCTAACCCCAATTGAAGAATGTCTTCTAAGGAAGTTTGGCTCTAGGTAGATAAGCCCTCTGGAAAGATCTTTGGCTGATAATATATTGGCTAACGCCTCTACATCAACAGACCCTGTCACATTCCCTGCTCCGTCAATTCTCTCAATGCTGACAATCTCTTTAACTGGATAGTTATCAAGGGTAAGCATTGGCACCATTGTTCCGTTATAGAACTCTGTGTAGGTCTGCTTTCCAAAATAGCGTGTTGCTCTCTGGATATACTCAGACCATTGGTTAATTTGGCGTTCAATCTCTTCCACAACATCTACATCGTTGAAGTCTAGGCCTTCCGGCAAGAATGGATAAGTTTGAATAACCTTTATTACACGCTCAGCTGTTGAGAGTGCATTACTACTTAATGCCATGGGGACATCCTCCTTTCATAAAAAATAAGGGAAACCTCATCGGCTCCCCTTATTGTTCGCTTTCAGAAAGAGCCTTTACAATTTCGATCTTAGTCGCTCTTGATGGCAACTCTACATTGCGATCTGCCGCTAACTTACGAAGCTCTGCAATAGATAAGCTTAATAGCTCTTTTTGTGCAATAAGCTCTTTAGGCTGTACCACAGCATTTTCTTTGAAGTATCGAGTAATCATTTAACCTCCTCGACTAATTTAGTCTTAAAGGTCTAGCGTAGAGTGAATAACTGCTGGTACAGGTAGTTCTTCAACGTCTGCTTCGTCGATATCGCGTTTGTCAGCTAATACAGCAACTACATCCACGTATGCTGGGATTGTGATGCTGAACTTTTCGTCAAATGCAACTAGGTCGACTTGGAATTGTTCGAATGCTGACGCACTCAAAGGCACAGATACAGTTTTCAAGGTTACACCAGCATCATTTTTTACAAGGATTTCTGCTGCAGGTTCAGCTACCCAAGTTGCATTTGGTTGAACCGATAAGATCAATTGTTCGTAGTCTTCTTTAGCGTATTCAACAGTTGTTGCNGCCAAGAAAGCCTTAATNNGATCTGCTTTTAAAATTTTCTTCATTTTACTTCCTCCTATTTTTAGTTAAGTATGGGGGAGGNTTNCTCCCCCTGTTTTATATGATCTCTAAACTACTGCTTAAGCAGCAATTTTTGCTCTGTAGTAAACCGCAGAGTCGCCGCGAGCCAATGCAAAGTCGTGTTCAACGATAGCACGGATGATGGTGTAGTCTTGAGCGAATGCGCTTAGAGCACCAGATGCGGTTGGGATTGAAGCTTCGCTAGAAGCAACGATTTGTACGTTCATACCTTGGATAGCTTCCATGTCATCAAATTTAACTAAGAAGAAGTCTTCGTGAGTTGCATCTTTGTGAACATTGTTTGTAACGATGATGTTGTAACCTAACAATTGACCAGCTTTTACTTCTGGGTTGCGGTATCCAACTGCATCTTCACGTTCTTCCATTAAGTTAACGTATGAGTTCCAACCCATTACCCAGAATAAACCGGTTAAAGAGTGGTTCTTTTCACCTAAAGCCTTCAACATTTCAAGAGCCATTGCGCGAGTAGCGACTGTGCTTTGAGCAGATGCGTCTTTGATGATTTTTTCGGTATTCGCGATACCACGAGGTTCATAGTCCCCACCACGACCATACAATACAGCATAGTCAGCGGCTTGTGCCAATGCTTTGACTAAGTGGTCACGAAGCATAGCGTCTACATTTACACTTGTGTAACGTAGTAAGTCGTTAGAAATTGGGATTAACGCCATCAATTTCTTAACAGATAAACGGATCTTACCGAAAGTCATGGTTGATGTTTCGATAGTTCCACCTTCTCCAATATACCCAGCAGCTACGCCACTTAAGATTTTAGGGATGGTGATATTTCCTGTTGCGGAAGGCATGAAGCGCACGCCAACTTTATCCAAGATTGTGTTATTCCATAGCAAGTCTAGGAAGTCGCTAGCAAATGATTCAACAATTAAGTTTCCACCATTACCAGTCGCCATCAAGTCTTTTGCACGTGATGCTACTGCATCTACGAATTTAGGATCGCTGTCAGCATAACGCTTTGTTACGATATCTAAAACTTCTTCCATGACTGAACTATTCTTAATGCCTGCTCCAGAAGCACGTTTCGAGATAGCCTCGATATGTGCACGGATCAAGCGTGCTTGGAGAACACCCTTTTCTACGGTTTCGGTGTTCGCCATTGATTTCTTCAATGAAGAAATTTCTTCTTTCAAGGAATCAACGCTTTTTGCCAACTCATTTGTGACTTCGCTGTTGATAATACCCTTGATTTGTTCTAATGTTACTGCATTTTCTGGCATTTTAATTTTCCTCCTCAGTTACGATTACGAAACTTTCTGTTTCGCTTAATTCATCAATGCTCACTACAACAAGGCCTTCTTCGATAGATTCAGGAGCGCTTCCTTCTTCCTCTTTCGGTTCTTCCTCGTCTTCGCTTGTTTGCTCTTCTTCAGGTTCTTCAACCTTAGCTTGAGCTTGAAGCCCTGCTAGTACTTGTGCTACAATCTGTGCCACCATATTGTCATCTAATACTGCAACTACTTCTGTTTTGACCTCTTCTTTGCCTTCGTCTGTTTCCGTCTTAGGTAATTCCTCCACGGTTTCATCCCCCGCTCCGACAGGTTCAGGTTCCGATTCTGGATTACTACTTGGGTTAAGAGCTTGCAATTGATTTCTCAAAGATTCAACATCTCCTCTCAATTGTTCGATGACGTTGGCAAGGTCTGCCTCAGCGGATTTTATTTCCTCGATAGCTAGGTCTTTGCTATCTTGAATCACCGCGTCTTGATTGGCTGGAACATTTACGATTGAGATTTCAAACAACTCTGTTTTTGTAAACACGAGTGCGTCTGATTTCTCATCCCATTCCCAGTCATTAACACGGAACCCCACTGAAGTTGCTCTTAATATACCCTCTTCTACTAATCCCTTAACGGTCTTAGCGAAGTCGTAGCTTTCTGAAAATTCAATGTCGAAGTAAATCACTTTCTTCACTTCATCTTTTAGAATTGCAACCGTTTTTCCAATTGGAAGGGAGCGGTTCTCATGTCCCCATAATGTGATAGGATTGTTCTTATAGTTTGAAAAATCCCACGCATCAATTAGCACAATTTCATTGTCACGATCTTTAGCTTCGGATGTTCCTATAAATCTAAAGGTCTTTGCTTCGTCATATTTACTATCTTTAAATACAAACTTTAGGTTGTCTCCTCCTGTAAAAGACTTAGCTCGAACCGGGCCATCAAATGACAACGAGAACGATTTCTGTCTGATATTGGATTTGAGTTCTGGTTTAATACTCATTGGCTCAAGTTTCCTCCTCTGTCAAAATAATTGTGTCGTTTGTCAAAGCCATGCCGAGCTTNTTNGAAGCTCTNTGCACAAANTCNTCTGTGACAANTTCACTGTAATCTTTAGATACTTTATANCCNCTAGANGNAAGNTCACTNTCNTCTACTTGAACTGCTTCNGCNGGGATNACACTTCCTAACANCATNTTTCCATANTCACTCTTAATCAGNGGGAAGCCCATACGGGTACGCCACTCNTTAACNGTGATTGATGANGCCTCACGNGCTTCTTTTAAGACNCTGAGGGTTAGCTCAACGTCATCTGGAACGATGTTGTCAAATTCAAATGTCATACGCTCACTATTTGGATAGAGAGGTAATAGATAGGTGTTGATTAATAACTCTTGTAAGTGCAGGATTGGCATACGCACTTGCTTAGCATAAATGTGCTCCGCCGCGATTACCGTTGCTTTATTTGAGTTTTCTACGATACCCATGATTTCAGGTGGAACCCCAAAATGCTGTATGGTTGTATCTCTATAGAATTTGCGGGTGTCTAATAGCTCCATGTCTCTATGGTTAGTAGGAACACTGAAGATCTTAGCCGCCCAGCTTAAGAAGACTGGCTTATGTGCATTTTCAACACCTTGGAATTTATTCAACCAACTCGCTTCTAAGCGCTTGATATCATCTTCATCCATCGACTCTCCCGGCTCAGCTGTGACATAAATGTCTGGTCTGGCGGAACTGTAGTAGAAGTTTTTGATGTACTGTTGAACAAGTTCATCTGTCTCAATTTCATCCTTGACTGCCTCAGCCTTACCACGCCCGTTTGTGTAGGGGTTGTTAAGGTCTAGGTCTAAGTCAACAATAACTTGTTTCTTTGGATAGGTGACTGTTTCAGAACCTAATCTGAAAGAATAACTGTCTCCGTCTTTAGCACTCTTTGATAATTGTGCTTTGGAGAACACCTTCAAGTTAACTGGTATGCCCCCCTGCAAATCAAACGCAATGTATGCGGTTCCTTGCATTAATCTATACGCAGTCCACAGAGAGAAGAACTGAGGCACACTGTGCTTGTTGATCTCATTCTCTAGTGGGTGGTTTGTGATGTAATATTCACCTTTGGCAGTCTTGCCTTTAATCTTAAAAGGTGTTGCCCCGTTGTCTTGTGAGATTTTGTGTACTACAGCAAGACGTGGGTTTTCATTATACAAATCTAACCAATTCTTGGTAGGCTTTCCGCCAAGGAAGTTGGAGCTTAAATCCCCCCAAACCTCTGCGGTCTGTTTACGCTTTATTGGCGCAGACTGACTACCGAGCTTCATAATATCGCTAAAGTTCATGCGCCCTCCTAATAGATCGC